TGCCTTGACTGCTGTGTATGTCGTGCCAGTCTGTGCATTGACCACCATGCCAGCAAGTGAAGCATCGACAGAGTCACCTAATGTCTCGATGGCTGTAGCACCATTTTTAACTAAGTCTGTGGATGTAGGTACTGTCCATCCAAAATTAGGCGTGGTAGTTGCCATTAGTTTAATACTCCGATCGCTCTATCCCATTGCAGCGTTGCATTTACATCGCTCCAGATAATTGTGTTAGGTATTACTGTCTCCCAGGTAGGTGCTACAAGAGAGAAATCTAGTGGCGATAGGTAGAGAGTTAAGTCTACATAAGCCGGTGTCGAGTTCATAGTTATATTCTCGATAAAGCCGTCAAAGGTGCCATTAAACATATTGCTAGGCAGATCTGTAATTAAAGCCGGCTCACCAAAAAAGACTGCAATTAACTCATCGCGTAATGCATCTGGCATTGTTGAGTTATCTAGTCTGTAGGTAATGGCTCCGAATTGGTTACGCGGTACTGCTCGCAGCTGGATATCTCTAGAAACGATATCGGTGATGTCTGACAAAGTTTTAACGTTTGACTCATAGCGCAGCTGAAATAGCCCATACGTAGCAATCGAGTCTGCATCTGTCTCTGTGTAGGTAGAGGCGTAGCCGGTGCCGTAGTTAGCAATCTCAGAGTTTCGGATCTTGGCTATTTGTAGCTGAGACTTAATAGAGCTAGGGGTTGCATAGGTAGCGCTAAAATCCTTAGCGCCATTAGCGGCGTAGTAATTACTGCGATGATCCGCGTCGTCATAATTGATAAGGCCCTGAGCCGTCTCGTAGATCGTTCCAAGTGCGCTGCGTGCTATCTGATCGATGAGATTGGAACTCTTAAGGTTACTAGCTGCTACCGGGATCATTGTGTAGAGGCCGGTGTCAATCGTGCCGGTGTAGCTCTCGGCGTTTTCCCATGTGACAGTAGGCGGATAGGTTGCCCATGTCAGGGTAGGGGACAGCTCATCCCATGAGCCGCTAAGAGCTTCATTAAGGATTGCCGCGATCTGCTCGCCGTCTAATTCCTCTGGGAGGGCCGTATTGTAATAAGCCTTAGTTACCTTAGACAGACTGCCTACTCCGAGAATCGTGCCAGTAGTGATATAGCCAAAATCATCGGGTGATCTAACTCCGATAGAAAAGTCTGATACCTCACCGGTAAAGACTGTGACATAAGTGCCGGCTGAGTTTTTAAGCTCAAGTACTAGGCGATCTGTGATATCAATGGTAAAAGGGGAGTTATCCACGTTTACGATCTCAACGCGGCTAAATCCGGCCGTACATTGTTCATCGATGTTCAGGCGACCGATTGAATAACTCGCAGCTGTGACAGTCGTGTACACGTCATCGCCTACGCTTATGCGCCACTCAGGTACCCACGTCATAGCGTTGCGCCACCTCGTAATGTGCCACGATCTACAGCATCTTGTAGTACTTGATTCATAAGCTCTGCTACGGCGTTAGGATCTCCGACTATTCCATTGAAGTTATTAACGATTGTGGCACCGGCTCCATAAGCTGCGGCTCCTTGAGCTGCATAACGAGCACCTGATAACGATGATGAAAGTGGCAGACCTTGTTCCATGCCGCTAGTCAAAGATGCACCAGCAATGCCACCTAAATTGATCTGGCTTAAAAACATTGCGTACTCTTGCTCTGCTCTTGCTTGGTAGTTAGAACCTCGAACCGCGCTAGGTAAATCTGCACCTGCATTTAATGCCTTTACTAATTGCTCATTGTAAGAATTGCTAGGGAGCATTTTATCTATTAACTTAAAAATGTCTGGATTGTTAAGAGTAAAATCTGTAGTGTTTTTAGGAATTGAATAAACAGGTGCACTATCAGCTGCTTCTGCCGCAGTTGGCGCAGTGCCGTTCTTGCTGCCTTGCAGTTTGTTTAACTCAATCATCTTGGCAATAGCAGCATCAAGGTTGCCTAAATTGATTAAATCTTTTGGCTTGAGGCTTTCAAGGATTGACTTGATGTCTTGCATCTTTAGATCTTGCTTTATCAATGTTCCAAGTATGCCAAGATCTTTTTCTAGCTTCTTTTGAGCAGCAATAATGGCTGACTCGTCTTTACTAGCAATAGCATCTTCTAGCTCTAGCATTGATCGTTTAACATTAAGGCGAGCTACGTCATTAGTAATCTGTAACAGCTGGGCTGCGGAAGTGTCTTTAGCCAGTTGGCGTGACTGATTGACAAGGGCCGCTTCGATCTGAATTTTATCAAGGTCAAATACTTCCTGACCTTTACCAAGTGCAAGGTTAGCCTTGTCAATGAGAGCTGCTAATCTCTTTGCTGCAAGAGTTTTCTTTTCTGCCTCTAATTGCTTATTTTTAATTCGAAGTAATTCAGCAGCTCGTTTTTTGGCATCGGCTTCTGCCTTAGCCAGTGCCTTTGCGTTTTTTTCTGCATCTGCATAAAAGGTTTTGCCATTGAATCCGGCTGCTGGAGCCGATGATGGAAGTGGTGGCTTCTTTGTCAAAAATCCAGAAGGATCACCTTCAATAATAAGATTTACAAACGGGCTAGTGACTTTTACGAATCTGGCAACAATATCCGCTAAACCCTTAATCGGTGCGTTAATGGCTGTTGCCAACTCTGTAACGCTTCTAGTAAATTCTGCTGTGTTATACGCGGCTGTTAGCATGTCATTTGCTAAAGCATTGACATCCGTGTTACCACTTAAGATAAGCAATGAATCAACTAGGCCGCCGCCGATGATTTCAGATGCTTGTTCGGAAGCAATAGCAAGTTTGTTAATTTGTCCAGTGTAAGAATCTGCTGCCGCTTGACCTTGGCCGCCAAAAAGTTTAGTTATTCTTTTCTGAATTGTCTCAAAATTAGCGCTATTAAGTTCAGCAGTTGTCAAACCCAAATTAAGAGACTTAAGACCTTTAGTGTTTCCTAGGTAAGCCTGTGCTAATTTTTCAGCAACACTACTTGCATCGGCTCCAGTGGCGGCCGATACATCAAGAGCAAGGTTTAGTAACTCTTGGCTTTTAGTAAGTGAGCCTGTGGTCTGCAATAGGGTTAAAAACGCTGGCTGGAGTTGATCTCGATTTACGCCTGTTGCAAGTTCTATCTTGTCGATGTAACGATCAATCTGTGGAGCAGCAAAAGCTAGACCTAAATTAGTTACCGCAACTCTTAAACGGGTTGCTTCTAACTCTGAATCTGCAAAAGCCTTGACGGATTTTTTTCCAAAAGCCACTACGGCAGCGGTACCAAAAGCTAGTCCTAAAGAACCTGCTAACTTTTTTGCAGATCCAGATAATTTACCTAAAGCGGTTTCGGCTTGCTTAAAGCCTTTACCATCTAGCTTTGAGCCTATGTTAATTACAGGAATCGCCATTAGGCAGCCTTCCTTAGTGGGCCAGCTTTAACCCGTTCATTAAAAGCTCTAGTAGTTTTATCTATTGCTGTTAGAGCTGCGCCCTCTGCCTTGCCTTGATCTTGAGCCCAAGCTCTAAAGATTAAACGTCCACGACCTTTAAGGCTGCTAGTAAGCTGTGGCAAGTTTTCGATAAATTGCTTTCCAGCATTAGGATTGACAGAGCGGCTAACTTTTTTACTTGCCCCTCCGGCTTTCGGCCCTACCCAAGGCTGAGGCCCATTACGGCCAGCTGTTTCATAGATAGCACCGGCGGCAGATTTATTTGAAATAGTAGCCATAGCGCTAAACCCGTATATATCTACTCTGCCCGGTGTTGCTCTAAATCCAATGCCAGACTTGATGGTGCTTTCGTTATATGTAGGAAACCTACCCTCGCTAAAAGAGCGACCAGCCCATCCAGACATAGGAGCCTGTGCAGGTACAAAGCCACGTGCTTTAGTTACTACAGGTTTCATAGCAGCTGCTAAATCTTTACGTAATTGCTTTTCTAAATCAGGAGCAAAAGAGCGAAGGGCTTTACGTAGGTCGATGTTTCCTCGGATTACGATTTGCATCTTTAGCCTCCTTTGCTTCATCTTTGAGCCCTTGTATTAAGGCTTCGAGCATTGTCTTATCTAGATCTAGCAGCGCTTGAGGCGCGACTCCCAATCTGATACTTAGTCTTGCGATCAAGTATGTAAATGGGAGGTCGCGCTTCAGGCTAAAGGGTCGCTATCTAATACCTCGACTGACTTAAGTGTTTCCACAAAAGCTTCGCCAAAAGGTTTAGGTGCTTCACCTGCACGCTTTGTTATTTCCCAAGCCAAGTAATAGACCATGGACTGCTGTTCCATTTCACGAAAGGCTTTGTGAAAACCTGTCTTATAAAACTGCTCGAAGGCATATTCAATAGCCGGAGAAATTTCTCCTTCTAATTCTGTGCCATCTTGTCGTACGATCTTTAGCTTTGCCATTTGGTTGCCCCTTTGTTAGTTAGTTTGATTTACCAGGTACCGGTTGATGCGATTGCAGTCTTTGAGTTACAAGTAAATGTAATATCGATCATTGCTTCATCAGCTACAGCACCGTTAATCGGTGTGAAGTTATCGACCAAAATCGTGCCACTGTATAGAACGTTGCTTGCAGAAATTGCAGCTGTAGTATCTTGGCAAGCCTTAAATGCAACAGTCGTACCATAGGCAGCCTGTAGCGTTGCAAGGATTGATCCCGCAGCTGTGTCATTTAGCAGCGTGACTGTGATCGTGTCAGCTGATAGACCAGTCACAAACTTATGAGCTGTATCGCCCATCGCTGTTACTTCAAGCTGATCCGCTTGCTGTGTTAGCGTAAACGCGGTCACGTGATCTGAAAAGTCCACAGGTGTAGCGCCGACCTTAAAGCCGACTTTATTATTTAGAAAAATCGCCACGATTATTCCTCGTCTTTCTTGGCAGTAGTTTTAGGTGTGTTAGTTTCGATCTGACCTATCTTTTTAAGAAAAGCCAAATCCTCGGGTGTTAGGTCAGACATGGTTTAACTCCAACTCGTTAGTACTGATATGGAAAAATCGGCCGTAAGTAGAGATCCGCTTTGTACCTCAAGCACAGAGGGAGCACTCATTGAGCCAATATTTAATTTGATCGATGAAGCCGCTAGTTTGTTAAAGACAGCTACGGCCAGAGTTTCGATACCTTGTAGATTTCCTTGATTATCAAACATAGGTACAGTCATGATGATCTTAAAATTAGCAAGAGGCGAGATAGCTGCATAAGAGTTATTACTTGGCGTAATGTAATTTTCTGCCGGTGCTACGATTACAGAGTTAGCCGTGATTGTTGCCGGTGGGTAGCTGTATGTATTCCAATCGTTAGGACTATCTAACGCGGCAGCTAATGCAGCTCTAAGTGTGGTGATGGCTGCCATTTATCCGACCATGGTGTTCGGGTTTGTGTAACCGGCGATGAGTCCTCGGATCTTGCCGATCATCGAGTTACCCATGCGGTAAGGGCTTGGACTAAATCCATCTACAGATACGCCGCCTGTTTGTGATACCTGTCGAGCTTGGAAAATGTCAGTCGCGAGGATCATCGCAGCTTCTCTTACAGCTGGGGTAGTCGCGTAAGCGTTTGTCTTTGTGTCTGCTCCTACAGCTGAGCCATAAGGCAGTACTCGAGAAAAATTAACGTCAGCCGTTACCTTAGCAAATTGAATAAAACTATATCCGGCTGGGTAATTCCACACAAAAGGGTTCCATACGAGGCTAGGGATCTGAGTAACGGTACCTGCGCTCCATGGCATCGTGCCGGTAATTGTGTACGTACCGTTAAAGGTTGAGCCGCACCCACTCAAGGTTACAGACTGACCAGTAGTAAAGATTGCAGGGTTAGCGATCATTACGGTAGCTACATTGTTTTGTACGGTCGTGCCCACTACAGGAGCAGATGCGAACCACAAGAATTGATTGAGTAAATCTTGAGCAGCCTGACAGCACGTCTCTACGATGTCTGACGAATAAAGGTTTTCGATTCCTAAATTCGCACGAAGCTCGGCCTCGGTGACGTATGTAGCTGGCACTTATTTACTCCCATCTTAAAAAGGGCCGGTAGGGCTCAAAGGGCTAAGAGCCCTACCGACTATTAGTTTTTGCTTACGTTAGGTTGAACTTAACTAAGCCATTAGGCATCTTGGCGATTGTTGCCATGTAGCCGTAAATTGCTACCTGTACCTGTAGAGAGCCAACA